ACGCCGGGCGGCCGCGGGCGACCAATCGCACGCACGGCAAACGGGCAGGGCGTATCGCTTGACGGCCGCACGCTCACCGAGTCGACCGGGCGCTATCGGAGCGACCCGAGCCGGCGGCGGGGGCTTTAGACTAACTCGGGTTTAACCGGCAGCCCCTCCCACTTGTTATGACACGGACGGCAAAAGCACACGAGATTAGATAGGCTATTCCCGCGTTCCCACCATTCTGGAGCGTCATAATTATCTTGGAACCATTTTAATCGCTTTAGGTGGTGTACGTCTGGATCGCGGCCGTCGCCGGACATATCTTCCCCGCACAACTGGCAAGTATAGTTGTCGCGTTCAAGCGCGCGTCTGCGTTGCTCCTCCCAATTGTCGCCGTAGTGTCGGACGCTACCACCTTTCCATCTAAACGCGTTTTTACCCCGAAACTGTTTCATCCATTCATATCGGCACTCTTCACTACAAACAACAGAATCCTCGCGGCTGGGGTTGACCTCATATTCGTCCCCGCACACTTCACATTCTAATACAACAGGCTCAACATAACAAGCGCTTTTTTCGCCGGCATACTCTTCGGCAGCCCAGCTACCGAAGCATTCTTGATCGCAAAAGTGCTTATCGCTTTGCTTGGCGTGATTCGGATCAATTTGTTTTGTGTCGCCGCACCATTCACACTTGACCACAGGGCGCGTATCTATATCGTGTTCTTGTTTCATATGCGCCCTCCAGCCGCGTTCGGTAGGAAACGTGCGACCGCACTCTTCACACGGGTGCCCCGCGTCACCGCACCCTGAAGTAAGGTGCCCAATTAGCCCGCGCTGGCATGAAAAGCTCCGCTCGCAGGTATCATTAGGGCAATTGATGCCGTCGTCATCATCAACTGGACCGCCGTGTGCTTGTGCTTCGTGAATTGAAAGCCCGCGCTGAGAGTCATGCTCACTACCGCACGCGGCACACGAAAACACTTTATCGGTGGCGTCGCTACTACTGTTTGCCTTCCCCAAGGCGTTTTCGGACATACTAACGCCTTATAGCCGTAGGACAATAACTTTCCCGATTCGGGGGTTTCATACGCCTATGGCAGTCGCTACGCTTTCTCGCGGCGAGACGAGTGTTGATATTCAATTAGTTGAAGAAGGGGGTAGTGTGTTGGTTTCAAGCACGTTCGGGAAGCCCGAGACGCAAGTGCGGGAGTCAGGCGGCACACTCAATCCGCGCGTCCAAGACCAATGGAGTTCCTTACAGGGCGTCCAACTCGCCGGCCGGCTCTTTGACTATCAAACGTCACACGATCTTGCGGACCTGATTAAGAGCGCGTCACTCGACCCGCTGGAGCTATCCTTGCCATCCGACATATATCCCAACACGCTCCGCGTCGCGCCGGCCGCGGGGCAAGACACGGCGCTTACGCTGGAGTATCCGGCGGGCAAGCGGGATAACGTGAACGTGTCGCTTAACCTCACGCGCGTCGGGGACGTGCTTGGCGTCAACGAGCAACAAGCGACGACGCCGACCGCGACGGGCACCGGCCCGATTGAGTTGCGGATCGGTGGGACCACCGTAGAAGTGCCAACGGCGGGCCTCGGCTTAGAGCGCACGGTCGGGCGGCCGAACGACGCGATACGCCGGCAACCCCAACAGGCCGATCCGCGCTATGAGGTCAAAGCGAAGGTCACAAGCGACCTGTTCACGTTTAACTTTGAGGCGGTCCAGAACGCGCAAAGCGTCTTAAATAGCATTACGGATAACGTGTTCCGCGAGCGATTAGGGCGGCAGGGCGTCACGGTGGACTTTAACGGAATGTTGGGCCTCGGCGCGATTGAGGCGGTGCCCGTGGGAAGCGCGCCGTTCCGACAAGTCCAGAGCGCCGGGCAAGATTGGGTGAGCATCCCCCAATTAGAACTGAGAAGAATATTTAGCGCATAGGGCAAATGCTTAGGGGCGGGCGGCGTAAGTCACGCCCATGCCCAGTACCGGACTCTCGGATTACGGCGAGGAGTGGGAACATAAGTACGCATTTCGCCAAGACCTCCTCGGCACGCGTGATACAAGCGTAGAGGTACTGTTATACAACGACTCGACGGACAACATCGGTGACGCCGACGACGTGAGTGCGGTCACAACCGAACCCACGGACGGCAACTATACGCGACAGTCGTTTACGCTTGATAGTTCGGACGTGACAATCACGCAGGTCGGTGGCAATATCCGCGCCGAGGCCACCGTCACGTTTGACGTGGACGGCACGACCGGCACGGTTGACGCGTCGATGTGCGTGGTAGACTTCCAGAGCGACGTGGTGGATAGCGAGACGGGGCAGAACACGCACCACATTTACAGCGCGACGCTTGATATTGGCTCGCAAGACCTGAGTAACTTTACCAGTATCGAAGTGACCGCGCGGCTTGACCTCGCCTAACAATGGCTCAAAACGATCCGTATCTCCCCGACTTTGCCACGGTGGCGGACGGCGGGAGTGTAACGTTTGACGGCTCCGCGAGTAGCACCGGGACGGCGATTATCAACGAGGTGTACGGCGACTTTGACGTACAAATCTTTATTGAAGCGTCCAACGACGGCGGCACGTCATGGACGCAAGTGACACAACTGACAGACGCGAACGGCAACACGACCTTTACCGGGAGCTTCCACACGCAGTTTAATCGCGTGTACGTGGATAGCGGGAAGCGTCGGCTTCGGATTGATGACGCCGCGACTGGCGGCGAGGTAGCCGTCACGGGGGACGAACGCTAATGGGCTTCAAAGAAGCCGGATTGCGTGGGTCGTTGCGGAACGTATCAGTTGGGGCGAGTGTTATACCCGACAGCGTAGTCTATGATTTCGACGCCGACAGCCTCGGAGAGAGTAACCCCGGCCCGTGGTCTGACGTGAGGGGGGACGGACAGGTTGACGATTCGCGGGCTAACAGCACACCTAATTCCTATTACTTAACTTCGTCAGGTGGAAAGGGGTCCACACTCGCTGAGACGGCCACATTTGAGCCAAACCAATACGAGGATACATTTGGATTTGCGTATAATGAGACTGTGGATAATGGGGCCACCGTGATGACATTTATAACCAGTAGCGGCGACCCAATCCTTTACGTTGGCCCTGACAACCCGCAAGTTCGCGCCGAAGGGGCAACTTCCGTGACGCTTGAGGATACACCATCGCCCGAGTACGATACGTGGAGGGAGTTTGAGGTGTCCTTTAATTGGACTAACACAGATGCAAATATTACTTGGACAGACATTGGTGGCTCAACTGCAACACGATCACAAACAATCGGGTTAGCATCCGCTGCGACCTATGATATTGAGCAGATTCGTATTGTGGCGGGAAGTGGCTCAGACCATTGGGGCGGGCAATTGAACCAGGATTGTTGGATAGATGATACGGTCGTCGTTAGTGTTTGACTCGGTGTTTAGGTCTATCAATCCAAACGCGTGACATAACACAATGCCAACCGTCACCGAGGCCACGATTGAGTCCGAAACGGGCTATGACTATGGTTATAGCGCCACGTATGATTACGGCCTCCTTGACAGCACGCTCGCAGCAATCGCGGCGGCCGTATCTAACACAACCGCGAACTCGCTCGCGGTCGGAGACGCGCAAACCACGACCACGGCGAACGCGACAACCACGGCGACCACGATAACGACAGGCGCAGGCGCAACCCCCGCCACGGCGGGCGCGCAAACCACGGCGTCGTCAGCAACGACAAGCGCAGGCGCAGCGAGTACAACCGCGAGCGCAACCACAACCGCGGCGACCGTTGCCACGGACGCGACGAGCGACGTGCTGCCGGTGGAATATCAGGTGACACGCGACGGCGACACGGTAGAGGATGCTGTCTATGACGTGGACCCGCTTGTTGACACGGCCAACCCCTTCGGTGACTATGCGGTCATCAAGTTAGACGACCGCGGCGGAGACAAGTTTGCGGAGTACGAACGCGGCACGCGCGTCGACGTGGCCGTGAGTACCAACGCCGGGATCACGTTCCAAGACCGCTTTACGGGGTACGTCGTTGAACGCAGGGAAAACGAACAGGCGGGCGCGGACGCGCTTGAGGTGGAAGCGTACAGTTTTGACCAATTCTTGCGACGCAACACCGTTACGAACGACCAACGCGGTAACACGATTTCGCAGGCGCTCGCGGACATTATCCAAACCGACACGCCCGTCTCATACGTCGCGGGCAACGTGGACGTTGGTGACGATCAAGAGCTTACGCGCTCCTATCAAGGCGAGGCCGTCGAAAACGTGCTGCGCGACTTTGCGTTTAAGTCGAATAATGAGGAGTTTGGCGTGAACGACGCGCTTGAGTTCTTTTTCCGACCACGCGAGACGCGGCATATAGACCGCGGCATTGATAATACGCAATGGTTCCGGTACGACATTCCCGAACTCGGTAAAGAGGCGATTAACGAGGTGGAAGTGTGGTTTGATGACGGCGACGAAAGCGTCATCGTTGACGACGGGACCGACAAGCTGGACCTCCAAGACAATCTCGGCCTCCCGTCGCCCGGCACGCAACGCGCCGAACTCAACCGCCCGCTTGTCACCGACATAGCGGACGCCGAGGATATTGGGCGCAAGTATCTCAAGTTCCGCAACTCCACGCTGTCGGGGACGGTTACGACCTTCGGCTTGTATGACGCCGAGCCGGGCGACACGATTGATATAACGATTGACTCCCGCGGCATAGATTCGGAGTTTGTGATCGCGGGGGTTGAATATCGGTGGGGGGTTGACGAGACAATCCTAACGATTATTGAGCGGCGCGGCGACGTGGATGACATACTCACGGACCTCAACGATAGCGTCCAGCGCGTCGAAATGGAGGGCGCAAACCGTGACGCGCCGAGCAACCGCATTACGACGACGAACGCGACCGCGCTTGTGGGGGTAAGTGACTCCGCGGCTGTCGTTCAGGATACTGACTCGGGGAGTGTGACGGGCACGACCACGACGGAGTTTAGCCAAGACACAACCGGCGGCTATGACGCGAGCATTTCGGTCACGCTTAACGACGGCGAATCTGCCGAGATAACCGTGGAAGTGCTAAATAACGGGAGCGTAATTGACTCAGACAATACAATTGGGAGTGCGTCGGGTGGGTCGGCTACCTTTAGCGCGCAGGTGAGTGATTCGGGAGTCACGTTTGACGAGATTCGGTTTACGCATAGCGGAGATAATACTGCGACGTGGGACTATACTGTTACCGAACAGGAGGCGACGGCGGCCGACCGATTCGTCAACGACGGCCGGCGCGCAGTCCGCGACACGTGGACCGGCGACGCCGCGCCCGACATAACGACGCTTGTGGTTGGATCGGACAACGCCGGGCTGTCGCGCAGCAACGACACGCTCCGCAACCAGATAGCGAGCGCGAGCGTCACACAAGCGTTACCCAACGCGACAAGCGTGGAGTTCACGGCGAGTGTCACACAGACCGGCGTTCAAGAACTCGGTTTAGAGACGGCGGACGGGCGGCTTATCACGCGCGCGGTGTTTGACGGGGCCGTTGACCTTGAGGGCACGGTGACGGTGACGCTCACCGTGAGCAACGACGCGAGCGTGTCGCGTGGCGTGCTTACCAACGACGGCCAAACTGCCGTGCGTGACGTGTTGGCCGACAACGCGCCTGCGCTGCCGAACGCCTACGGCTACGGCGACAACGGAACCGCGGTGAGTGAGTCCGACACGGCGCTCGGCAACGAACTTGTGGACGTGTCGCTTACTCAAATCCTTATTCAGTCGGCTGATACGCAGGCCGAATGGCAAGATATTTTCCCCGCGCCGGCAAGCGACGATCCGTTTACAGTTGACGCAACCGACCCGGGGATGGAACAAATCGCATGGACGACAGAAGGTGAAGCACCTGATTCCGAACAAACTGGATTTGATGCAACCACAAACACCGGCGCATATTCAGGCGGTGATTATTGGAATGGAACGCGTGGCGAGGACATTAGCTCACCCGGCGACTTCGCTGTCTGGGAGTTTACACCCGCGCATGACATTCCTGCGGATAGTGTCGGCGTCCAAGTCCGAGACGCGTCGCCAACAACCAACGCGCCCGCGTTTGAATGGCGACTTATTGGCCCCGATTCAGACACACTTTTAGAGGAGTTGACGGTTGCGGGTACCGTTGGGTTTCAAGACTTGCCGGGGTGGAGTGATTTGACGGGGCGTGCCGTGTATGACGGCCCGAGTGAATATAACGGCCCGGCACTTGAAGCGGGAAGTACCTACCAGCTTCGCGTTGATATTACGGATTCAGACGGGAGTGCGGACGCGTATCAATATAATGTGGACGTGGTTGCGCCATATGATACGCGCGAGACAAGCGAAATCACGTTTGATGACACGAATAACGGATCGGGCGGGCCGCTTGACGGGCCACAAAAGTACCGTACAACAGACTTGCGTTCACTTAACACGTCCGACACGCGCCGCAACGTCACCGAGGCGTCCTTTACCAGCACGTGGAACGACGTGAGTAATAACCAGTACGTCGAACTCGCCAACGACAGCAGCACGTTCACGCGATTCAATAACAGCGACACGGGGAGCGTTACCTTCGCATCGTCAGATCGTGGCGTGGATACTAATCTCAACTTCTCCCGCTACACAAGCGACGCTACGACGACGCCGGCAACGGGCGACTCGGGGCAGCGGATAGACTCATGGGAGCTTACGGCAAACCCCGACGCGGTTGTGCCGGATAATATTGGGGAGACGCTTACGCGCGCAACTGTGTCCCCCGGCACGCTCACAGGTGAAACAATCCGCGAGGCGGGGCTAAAGAGTGGGTCAACGCTCCTCACGCGGCATATCCTCGCGGAGTTCTCTGTGGAAAGTGGCCAACGAATCGCGTCCGCTGAGACAAGTCAGTTCACGGGTGACAACTAAGATACGTTCACTTTCACCGCGGGGGGATTACCACTTAGTACCCCGCCGCCGTATGTGAAAAAGCCATGCGTGACAGCATGACACGGCGACGAGCCATTATTGGAACTGGTGCGCTCGCCGCCGCCACGACCGTAGGTATAGCGACCACAACTAATCAAGCCTCGGCCACCGTCACGGGTGAGTTCACGATTCCGGACGGCGAGACGGTGCTTGCCGACACGCAACTCCAAGACGTGCGGCTTGTGTGTAACGCCGAGTATGGGTATGAGTCAAACGCGCCAATCCACGGGCTGGAGCTTGAGCTTCACGTCGGCGCGACGCCGGACACCGTGGATATGATTGCGCGCACCGAGCGCACGGACCTCGGGACGGACTCGCTCACGGGCACCGAGGAGTTGTCGGGATCGCTCGTCAACGCGTCGGACTTTGCGCTGTCGGACTTTCAGCCGAGCAACGGCGAACTCCGGCGCACGGTGGTTGCGGAACTCCGCCTGTACGTTATCCGCAATGAGGAGGTGGTTGCCGAGGCGGCACAGACGGACACCTTTGAGGTGACGGTGAAAAACGAGGAGTTAAAAATTGATATGA